ACTGATAGATCAATAACTGACTGTATATCACTCCTGTTGTTGAACGTGAAAGTGAATGTTGGGGTCGTCTCCTCCCTGTACAGTATGCCATCCTCCGCGAACACTGAAACATTGGAATAGGCTCCAGTAGGATCCAGTATCTCTTTTGCTCTAGATATACCAGACGCCGATCTGTTCACGGATCTCACTTTCACTATCTCCTGTGATGCTGAAAGTGGAACTACTTGGTAGTCCTCCGCTGTGATCATCCTGTTCTGCGAGTAGTACACCTGTCCCGCTTTTTCTCGTATGCTGTCGTTCGATTCTGTCGCGGCCGAATTGTAAACCGACTGCTTTAAGCTCATCGTAATCGTCAAAGTCTGTTGTGAACCATTAGCATCTATGTAACCAACACTTATCTGGACATTCTTCATGTCTGCCGGTTGTAAAGCATACTTGGCGTTGTCACTGATTCTGTAATAGGATCTAAATGATCCCAACGGAAGATTAGAGAAGTTGCCATCCCCGAACACAAGATCTATTGCGTCATCGTTTTTGGTTACGACATTGTAAATGTTCCTGATGTTCTTTGACAATGAATTGTAAATGGCGTTGTTTCCAGACAGGGATGGTACCTTGGTCCAGCTCTCCGCTATCTGTCCGAACTGGTCCAACTTGTAGAGCCACACATCGGAATCGTTGATGTTGCTGGTGTCAATGCTTTTCACATAATTCGTTATGGCAGTGTCCACTGTGAAATCTGTGTTCTGGATCGTGCCCTGTTTGAACAGGAAGAAAAATCCTGTGCTGTTGGAACTGTCACCTGAACCGTCTGATCTATAGGTGTATGTGAGTCCCGTGCCCTCAACAGGCGGTGACTCATAAATGCTGTCGCTGTCAGTGATCCTCGATGGCACTATCTCGAAAGATCTAGTGATGCCTGCCACTGACTTGCTGAAGTTGAAGATCGGAAGACCGTTCTGATTCGACGCAACTGTGTAGGTCTCTGTGTCTATGCCACCTATCTTTGCTTTTTCCCGGGGATTGCCAAAACGTTGTCCTGTTTGGTTTGCGGCGTTCAGGATCGCGATGAACTGCTCCCTGTAGTTGGAGTTTGCGGAATCATTCCAAATTATAGTAGAATTCGCTAGGTTGGTGCCTGAACTGTCTCTAACATCCTGTGTCGTAGATATCGAATCAATTTTCAGTAATCCAGTTGCGGGTTTGTTACGCTTGGCGTTGTAGTTGATCAACCTCGCCAACCTTAGGATAGAATTCCTTCTCTCCGCGGTCTCCAGGAAGTTCTCCCTGGCGTTGAGGTCCACCCTGAAAGATAGTGCCTGTGCTATGTAGGCTATGAGGTCTATGAGGGCGACATACTCCGAACTTTCTACGAAGTCATTGAAATCATCCGGGTAGTTCTCCTGTAGGTAGGCCACCATGGTCCTCCTCAGCGTCTCGAAGTCGTATGATTTGAAATCCGCCTGTTGGAAGGCCTGATAGATCTTGCGCCAATCCTCGGCTACCAGTAATCGGTTCTGTCTGTCTGTTGTGGCCATTGTATATACAACGGTATTTATATGCGAGGTAATATGCGCTTATTAAGATAGACGCAGAAGCGAGTTCTCGTCAAAGTTGAATCGCAGTTTCTCGGTGATGTTCAGCGGCACGTATGTGATGGTTGCCTGTATGGCTATGCCCTTGTCCGCCTCTGTGACCAGTATCTCCTGTGTGGATATGCGAGGATCCGCGTTGAGATTCGCCGTGACATCCTCCACTATGGCCTCTTTGAGTTGTTCTGTGAAAGGCTCGAATATGGCGTCATAAATGATCGTGCCGAATTCGGGATTCTCCACACGCTCACCTTTGCGAACGGAAAGCCTGTTGATGAGGTCCTGTTTGGCCACTTCGAAGTCGTACAGTTTGAAGTTCTGCTTGTCCGCACGGCTACTGAAACCCTTGAAGGTCACTGACTTGTCCGTTAGTTTGCCACCTGATCCGTTCTCACCGTATGCCATTAGTCCAATCTCCTGAATTCCACATCTGTCTTGTTGTAGTCAACTGCGTAGAATCCTGTGTCTGTCATTGTTCTCGCCCATGGAACTTCCTGTGCCATCACACCCTCATATGTTCCATCGGTGTGTTTGTATTTAAACGAATATATGTTGATGCCCGAAGGCGACTTGCCAACTAATTTTACATCTTCCTTCAATCTCCGGTCACTGAATTTGAATCCACTGAAGAATGTCTTGACCACACCACCTATGGCACCTATCTTACTGGATAGATTCACTCCCACGTTCTGTAGGAAACTCTGTCCCAATCTAGAGGCGTCCCTGGCGTTGAACAGTCCCGCCTTGCTGGCCAGACTCTTGACCTGGTTCATGCCCACTATCTTGCCTCCCACAACACTCGAATACGTCTGAGTTATACTGCTTAGGTTGGATATGCTTGGCACTATGTTGCCCGCTGAAAGATTTTTTGTTAGTCCCTGTACACTGTTCAGGGCGTTGTTGGCCAAATCAATGTTGCCAGAAATTCCAGATACTGTGTTATTACCCAGTGTGAACAGTTCACCTGCTTGATTGACGAAAACATTGTCCTTAAACAACTCTGTGCTCTTTCCAGTGAATGATTCGACCACTTGTGAAGTTAGACTGTTGGTTAAGTTTTTTGAATTCGTGTTGAACTCGAATCCTTTTATCTTTTCTGATATGCTGTCCTTGATGTCGAAAGATAAATTTGTATTATTGGTTATCCCATAGATGTCGTTGTACTTGGTACCAAAGTCGGTCAAAAGACTTTTAGCCTTTTTGGCATCGGTGCTTGACCCCATTTTTTGTTTTACGTATTCCAAGGCGTCCGCTTGGTATTGCGCATCTCTTATTGCACTGTTCTCACTCAACCTGTTCTGCTGATTGACGAACTCTGCCGTGCCTGGTGTATTAGCAAGTCTGCTCCATTGCTTCTTGTCGTCACTGTCCACGGGTATTATGCCATCATTGCCTATCACACTAGCCCTGAACATAGGTTCATGCGTCACAAATCTATGTACTGTGGTTTTAGTCTTCCTTGTGAACTGTTCTAAATTTTTTATGCCTTTATTGGCTAACTCCACATCTCCCTCGTCTCTGAGCTGGATGCCTGCTTTCTCTGGTGTAAGCCAACTTGGTCCCCATGTAGAGCTCGCGCTGGTAGAATTGAAGTGTACTTGAGATCCTGCTAGATGTATCTGTCCACTGGCTCCATGTAGTTGTGTTCCGGAAGTGAATGACGATATACCGTCTCTGGCATAATCTCTTACTGAGCCAGCCTGCGCACTGTTCAGTATGCCCTTATCTCCGAGGTTCAAAAGCAAGTCGGCAGAATGTATCATTTCTTTGGCAGAACTAAATCTCACCTGTCCGTTGGCGTGCATGTTTATGTTTGAGTCTGAATGTAAATTGAAGTCACCCTCGGTCCTCATGTTGATTCCACCAACACCCGAATATAAGTCTATTCTACCGTTGCTCTGCATCTCTATCCAAGCATTGCCCGAAGCATTGGCTATGTAGATGGTTCCCTCCGTGTCATGCATCAATAGTTGATGTCCGGACGCAGTCTTTAACCTAGTCAATTGATTTCTTCCGTTTAGGTCGCCGTCATCCATCACAAAACTGTGTCCTGGATTTCTGTCTGGTTTCACTGCTGAATTATTGATTCCTATGTTCAGTGTTCGTGAATCTCCCCTCACATTTCCAGGTGTGCTTATACCAAACACCTTGCTTGGCGATTCTCTTCGTGCAGATGAAGAAATTGTTCCCCTTATCGGATCTTTCACTAATCCCTGTTTTTGTAATTGATCTGCTAGAATGTCATTTACCGGATACTTCCATTGGTTTACGTTTTCTATAGTCTCGCCGTCTGAATAAAGACGCTGATTCTTTTCGCCGGCCGGGAGATTCGATGTACCATATACCTGTTCTTTAGACTGTGAATAATCACCGCCCCCTGCGGGTAACCTAGTGTTAATTTTAGACCCGTGTGCTGGTACCTGTTGATTCACCAGTGGTTGTTGCACACAACCTATCCAGAACGCTGTGCTAGACTTTGTGTCACCTTTAGCAAATATGACCAATACCTCTGTGTCTATGTCCGGTGGCACTGCCCACATACCATACGAGTGCTGTGTTTCCTTGTAATCATAAGGATCGGTTTTACTCACTGCCCTTATGCTTTTAGCACCATAGAATGGAGAAAGATATTGGCACCAAACTATCTGATTTGCTGTTGGTTCCGTCGTGTTTGTAAGTGCGGGAATGTTCACCCCAAGCCTACCCATCCTTAATGGGTCTGCTACGAATTTGACCACTCCAATATATGGACCCGGATCTTTGTCTGCATATTTCTCATTAAAATATTTCTGATTATTTTGTGAGTCTGTAAATCCTCTAGAATCTTTATACATGTTATACATAATACAATTTATCCATCAAATGGTCCCAAACCGAAATTCTCACTTTTTAATTTCCGAGCCGCTTCATCTGATTTTTTCTTTGCCAGTTCATCTACATCTAATGCCTTGGCCGAGTTTATTCCCTTTACCGCTCCGCTGACTAGATCCGGTGGTAGACCTTCTCCTTGTTGATTGTTCATTCTTGTGCAGAATAAAGTTTGTGTGAATTGACCATTATCGAATTTGCTTTCTACTTTATTGAGCTGATAAACACCATTAAAAAATAAATTTTCCTCCCTGTATTTCACGTCTGCCGAAAACATGGTGCCCTCTAATTCATCGGGATCATCGGGCATCCTGTATCTCAAATTGATCAGAGGCATGAACTGCTCAAAATTGAAACTTTGCATTTGACTATCAAATGATCCCTTTGACACCGGAACCGTGACACGATTATCGTGTATTGGTGTATACATATCCTGCGCTATGTAGGCCGGATCACCTAGTATGTCCATTTCGATCCTCATCATATCTGCTTCTGGATTTGTCAGATAATCATAAAATTGTTGGGCTTTTAGACTTTCCGCCGAGGATGTATTGACTGTGTTGGGTCCTTTAATCGTAGACGGGTATTGCCTCAATGGTAAAAGAGGTTCTGGATCTCTTTCCTGACCAAATATGCTTTGAGTTAACTCATCTACCCATGAAAAATATCCTTTTTCAGCGTTGGATTTCTCACCACGACCTATCACATTTCTTTGGTAGAACGCCGCTTTGTAGTTGATTCTCAGATTCTGAACATCAATGTTGTCGCCGGTGTACAGATAGTTGTAATCCTTGTGTACGATTCTGCTCCAGTCGACATTCTTAAGGCTGACCCCAGGTGCTATCAATTTAAGCACGTGTATCTTGTAGGGAATGGCTTGGTAAATTATATTCTTAGGATGCATCTTGGTTATTGGATCTATCCTAGAAGTATCAGTCTCGATGGTAGTCTTTATCTTGAACCAATCAACATATTGGTTGTCCATTATTATGTCACGCATGTCAGCACTTCTTATGATAGTGCTCACGCTTTCTTGATCCTGTAGTTTTGACTCAGATACGCCAGCCGCTCTCAGGTAAGTTACCCAAAAGTTGTCTGCTAGTTTTTGATAACCAAAACTGCTTCTAATAGCATCTTCGAAATATTTGGTCAAAGCAACATTGGCGTTGGCACTTCCCTCCATAGTTTTTTTCCTAACGGGTGGGTTGATAGTTTCTACTTCTGCCGCCAACTGATCCTCATAGGATGCTACCCTGCCTGTCAAATTGGCAGATGGCTTTTCGTCCTTGTACTTTTGTCCAAACTTTTTGACTGCGTCGTCGATTATGAACTCATATGTGTCCGGATAGGTCCTCACCTTTTCCTTTATCTCCTGTGTCATTTGATCCTTAAGACTTTGGACTACATCGTAAACCCAATCCTGGGCATCTGTACCTGTTGTGGGCACATCTATCCTAGGATACTTGTATCGGTCATCATAGGCAAGGTCAGCATAGGGCACCGCTATTACCTGATACCGGGCACCTGCTTCGTTGACATCAAACTCTACTCTTGATATTAATATTGGAATCTTCCTAACCGTGCTTTTATTACTCGAATGGTATGCATAAGGTCTGCCTTGCTCATCAAATCCCTTAAACTCAATTGTAAGAAGGAACGGAGCATCTTGGTAGTCATCATACCCGTTGATCGCCGCGGCGGCCCGTAACTTTTCTATAAATGAGATAGAATATGGTTCTTGCAGTTCGAACTGCATCCTAGTGAAGTTTCCGAGATTACGCTCGGCGTTTGGGCTCGCAGTTGATATTATGTTGACGTTTTCAAAAAACAGATCATGCCCACGTTTCAGTATATTGATACTGTCTGTGTATTTTTCAGCATACCTTGTCTTGTCGGCCTCTCGTTCCACGGTCCTGTAGTCTTGATTGGTTTCTTTGAACTCCCTCGTAGTCACATTGGGATCTCCGATGCCTCCTGATCTCGCGATCACATCATGCACCGGAGTCTTGAGAAACTTGTGGGTTCTCAGTTCTTGTTCGGTTACCCCGCTGAGCGTAAAGAGTGTAGTGTACGATGCATACTTGTGAAGCACGTTGGGTTTGAGGAACGGTCTGGTTATGTCTCCACTGTTGGTTTCTTGGACTTCAGAAGTGTCCCCGCCCTCTTCGTTGTAATAGGTCTTGCTCTGTAATTGTCTTTCGGCCCGTGCCTTGTTGAACCTCTCAATTTCTTTGGGGTCAATGGGGCGATTACCGTCTTGTATTCCTATTGATCGATAATAAGCCTGCGCTTCTGCTATGCTACCCTTTTCGTAGTCCTTAGATGATCTTTTTTTCGACATGCTACACTCCTAGATCTTTGGAGATATTGTCTGGCTTGGGCAACTGTATGGTCACTCCTGGTTTGAAATCATAGATGGGATCCTCTATCTCATCCGGATTTCTTTGTGCGAACACCCACCACAACCTCGGTGTGCCATATAGGTCGTATGCCAATAAGTCTGGTCTATAAGCATATGTCCTTTCGATGGTATACGATTGGTCGTCTTGCTCCGCTGTTATCGGCCTAGGTACAAATGTTTCTAAATTTATGGCATTCTGTGGAGTTGTGAAATAAGGTGATGTAGAAGAATACTTTGCCATTAGATGAACCCTACCTCATCACTGCCCTTGCCATTAAGCTCGCCTCTGACAAATTTCTTCATTGAAAAATTCTTGATAGACTCCCTCGAGTAGATCGGTGTACACATCACTGAGATGTTTGACAGGGTCGGTGCCCATGTCTGTGATTCACCCTCCGCGTTCATGAAAT